GCCTGATCCATGTTGCCCCCTCTGGCACTTTTAACCTCATCGCCATCAAGGAATATATAGGAGCTACCATCTGCTCTGTATAATCCTTCTAGTCCTAATGATTTTGCTATGTATCCGAGTACATATCTTGAATCGCTTTCATTACCTGCTTCTTTTTCTGCGGCAGCAATGTCTTGTACACTCATACCTGGTTTGGCATATTTTTTTACAATAGCATCAAGTTTTTCGTTTCCGCCTGATACGTCTTGTGCTTGACTAGAATCAAATTTTGTATATGCGTTATTTCCATCAATAAACTTTTGTGCATCTTCTTCTGGAGCATGCAAGTCAAATACTTTCCCTGCATCATCTTTTATTTTTGTAATAGGCAAACTTTTATCTACATTAAAATTTACCAATCCTCCATCACTTGAAAGTCCTCTAGCAGGAGCTTCATTTATAATATCTAGGTATGATCGCATATAATTCATTTTAACTTCCTATAGGTGATTTAGCATTAGCTGTTTCGTCTTTAATGTCTTTGGATTCACCTGGTTTGACGCCAGCTGTTGGATCTATCTCTGCATCTTTACGTGCATCTTCTAATTCTTTAAGTAAATCCATTACTCTATTTCCGCCGGCAAGTTGTTGTCCATCTTCGCCGCCCATGTCTTCTGTATTTAAAATTGCTTCGTAAGGTTTGTCATCTGCAGGTTCTTGTAATACATCAATATCATGTCCTGGTGCATTTACTCTAACATATTTTTCATCACAATCACAACAGCTTGCAATATATGTAGCTAGAACATTAGGCGTTACAGGATAAGCTACTTCAGCTTCGTATATTGTAACCTCCATATTTTGTAACTGGGGGAAATCTAATGGACGTTCTGATATTGGAGTTGTTTTTCCTGGACTTATTTTTACAAGTTGATATTTTTGTAAGCAACTTTCTAGCTTATCTATATTATCATCTGCTAGTTCGCCAGCCATCTTAATTGTAAACTCATAAGTTTTTTGTGATTCGTTTAATAATTCTTTAAATGTTCTCATAGCAATATTCCCGTTATACTCTATTTATCCATATTCTTTAGTTTCTCTAATAAACTGTTTCGGTCTGTAATGACATATCCTTCGCCATTTACAATATCTCCTGTATCTACATTGTCTTTATCCTGTTTTTCCTTTTTAAGTTGCAATTCAATCATCTTTAGTTTTTTATCCATTTTTGCAACTTTTGCATCAAGACTTGTTTTAAGCATAGATCCTGCTACTTCAAATACTCTTCCTGAATATCTACTTTCTACATTCATACCTAAATCCATAAGATCTTCATAGCTTTGTAAAGCACGATCAGCAATGTCTTCAAGTTCTCCGTCAGCCTTTTCGCCTAATCCTTTTACTTGAGGAAGTGCGGCAGTAATTTTATCAAACTCGGCCATAGATCTCATAGTATCTTCTTGCTCTACTACTGCTGTTTTCATTTTTTCTTTTTTCTTATCATCATTAATTATTTCTTTGCTGTCAGGCATATTCAACAAATCTTCTAATTTTTTGGTCATTGTTTGAACCTCGTTGTTAAAACTATTTAGCGTCGACCTTGATGAAAGATGTCTTCTTCTGTAATAACTCTAAAGAAAATGCCCTTTTGTTTACACCACGATTTTGCCGCAGACCATTTTGCCATGTTCATGACGTAGTGTGCTTGATTGGCTCTGCTTCTGCCTAGGTTTTCTTTCACTGATTGATTTTTTGGTTTAACTTCGATTAATTCAACCTTTTGTTTGCCTCCTTTATCGGCATAGACAATAAAAAAATCAGGCACATAAATTGTTTGTTTGCCTGTGAGAGGATTTTTATATGGTATTTTTACAGCCTCACTTGCCCACTGTGTAACACTAGAGTGTTCGTCACAGAATTTCATAAAAGTGTATTCCCAACTAGATCTATAAGTTGGCATTCTGTTGCCTGCATACTTTTCTGGGAACTTTAATCTAAATTTGCCTTGTGCAAAACGTGCCATTATACTAAAATATTTCGTTTTTCAGTAAGATTGTTTTGATTATCTCTTCTAAAACCTATAGTGCTTGTAGAGGATCTATTGTAATTTATTACTTGGGCAACAACGGCCGATAATTGTACTGATTCTAAACCTTTAAGGGTGTCTAACAGTTCAAACACTTTAACGCCATCCAATCTTGCTTGTGATAACAGCGTAGTTGCTGTACTTACAGCGGCAAGTTTTTCAAATCCTCTATTTTCAAAAAATCCTACAACAGCATCTACTTCGTTACTTGGAAAATTTTGGCTATTGGTAAAATATTGATCGAAAACTTTGTTTACTCTTTGATCAGATGTTGGCCCATCTGAAGCAGTTGATGATCTTCCAGTTGAAGATATTGTTTGTACACTTGTAGATGGTCCGTATGTCATATTGCGTCATTGCCTCCAAATAAATCTTGTTGTCCCGTTGACAGTGCATTCTTTAGATCTCCGCCAGAGTTTTGGAAGGCTTTTGTATTTGCTGTGCGAGATTGTGAGATTGCATTTGTTGCGGCAAGTCCTAATCCTATTGCCGCAGCCGCCGTTGTAAATGATCCGTTGCCTCCACTCTTAGGAAAGAAAGATCCAGATACTCCACTTACATCTATTCCTGCCGCTTGGCCTATTGCATTTTTTAATATACTAAATCCTTCTTGGCGTAATCCTTCTTTTGATAGACTCCTTATATTTCCTAGTAAATTTGCACCAGCTAATATTGCTTCTAATGGATTATTAAAGTTTTGTCCACCTGCTATATACTGTGCTAGACTTATTGCTGTACCTATTGCTGTACCTAATCCACCAGCACTACCACCTAAAGGTGATATAGGACTTGGAGTTCTATCATAATGGGCAGTATCACCGAAACCTTTTGGATTATCGTATGCAACATTATCTCTATTATAAAATACTGCTTCGTATGCAAGGGTAATAGTATTTTCCATCATGCCTGCACCGTCGCTATTATCTACAGTGTCATGTTGCCAATTTGTAATAATTGGATTAACTATTGTAAAACTTGTAAATTTTTTACGTGCAAACTGTGTAATTGTTATATCATCAAAAAAAGGAAATCCCGGATTGTTGTTGTCTAAACCGAATTTCCATCCGTTGTCTTGACTACCTCTATATGTTGCATCTGAATTGCCACGTTTATAGGCTGCCCTTCCTCTGTCCCAACCCTGATTGCCGTCGGCAAAATAATATCTATAGTATGCTTCTAAAAGAACACTTGTTATACCTAAGTTATCGTCATGAAAACCAATTGTAATAGGCTCGTATTGTATATTAGTTTGTATATTCTTTTTTCTGTTATACTTGTTTTTTGTTACAATAGCCGCACTAAATTTTGGTAAATCAGCACGTTTTACAAGCATTCCTACTTCATTAACATGCTTGCGTGTAAAGTCGGGTAATATACTACCTGCTGTTGAATTGATGTTAAAATTTACATGATATAGAAATTTTGATTTAGGTGCCAACCGCATAGCATCAGACACAAATAGTCTACTTGCGTGTTGCCAATCAGCTAGATTACCCTTTGGATTTAGGGCACCGTTAATTAAATTATCTGCGAATCCTGAAAACTTATCTGCCATACAAATATTTATCCTTTATAATTATGTGCGTATAAAATAAAAAAGGAGCCGATAACGACTCCTTTTAATGCAGGACTAACTGATAAAAGTCTTAGGCACCACCGCCTGTTACGGCAGTATTAACTGTTCTACCCACTGCTGTACCAATACCGGTATCAGCTGGTGTTTGGATTGCATTATCGTATCTAATACTTAATGCTACAGTTACTGGTTCGTTTGTAGCATAATTAAGTGCATTATAATTTGCACTTTCTAGGTAACAACCATATATTTCGAAAGTTTCTAATATGTTTGGTGTATGAATACCATTACCACCATCTAATATTTCTATACGTGTTACAAATTTGTAATCTAATCCAGAAGCTGCACTTGACTGTTCGAAAAAGTCGAATTGCTTCTGTAGTTGTTCACCTACAAGTTTTTGTACATTGTTGTTTACATCTTCACGTAAATTTAATGAAATAGGTTCCCAAGTATGCTTACCTGCAAGATATACTCTTGAGTTGTAAACATCTATGGTCATTTGATCAAAACTTACGTTTGGTCGAGTAACATCTATAACTTGCTTTGTCAGCTCTGTTGTCGGTGTTGATACACCAAAGTTTTCCAGGCTCACTCTAAAGCGATACTGAAGCTTTGGCATTAGCAGACCTTGATTGCTTGCGGAATCACCGCTTGCTAAAGGTACTGTAATTTTTGATAGTGTTGAAATTGCCATCTATTGCTCCTAAGTTACAACTATTTATCAGTTTATAGTCCTGCTATTTCTCCAGTATTTTTTAAGCGTAGAGGAATGTAAATAAATTCTACTGCTTTTACTGGTTCGATAGCAATATCTAAGTATAGTTCGTTTCTATCTATCCTAGCTGGTGTGTTATTTGACTCATCACATACCACTAGGTAATCATATAATGCTCTTTGACTTACAAGTTCTAACATTAAACTTTCAGCCGCCTGTTTGATCTCATCACGTGTGATTTTATCATTTGGCTCAAAAATGTAAGGCTTAGCAAGTTTATTAAGTTGACTACGTAGGAAAATAACCAAACGTGCAACATTAATTCTGTCTAATGCACTTGCACCCCTTGCACGAGTCTTTTGTCCAAAGTTAACAAGTCCAGCACCTGTAATAAATGTAATTGGATTAACTGCATTTGAATACAATGTGTCTCTTTGTCCTTCATTAAGTGCTGTGCTTACAAATTCACCTTCAGCATTTAAAAATCCAGTTGAACTTGCATTTGTTATACCGCCACGTCTTGTTCCTGCCGGAGCAAACCACGGAAACGATACTTGGTCACTTAGTGCAATAGTTCTCATCATCATGTGTGAAGGCGGAACTACTACATTGTTACCTGCGTTGTCACTTGTAAATCCTGATGGATAAAATACACCTAAGTATTCGTCTCTACTTGTGAGTCCATCGTCATTATCTTCTACAGCTAAATTAACATTTGTAGCCCATTCATTAAGTGAAGTTGCATCTGGTGTAAGCCTCATTGGTGAATCACCAATTATAAATGCTGTCAACCCTCTATCAAAGTTTAAACTAATCATTTCACCAATTAGTTCTGGATAAGCTGGTGTTGCCATTACATTAAATAGTCTTGATTCGTCATCTCTAATATCATCATTACTATTAACTGTTGCTTGTAATGCTTGTACAACAACCTTACGCTGTGCTTTTCTACCGAAACTTCCTGAACCGTCTGCTTGGTTACCTGACTCTGTAACCCAACGATGCACATAGTAGTTTTCCATTGACTCGCCATCTCCTGATCCGAATCGTACATTGTTATTTGCTGTGTTAATATAATTACGTTCAAAACGTCTTACATTAAATCCACTTCTACGTAGATTATATAACAACATACCTTTTGGATAAAGTGCAGGATCTGGACAATCAAAATCTACAAAATTGCTTTCAAGTAATACATCAATATCGCCTGGTTTATCTGAATTAGCACCACTTGTGTTAAAACGTGCATCTGCAAAAAGTATTCCAGATTCAGTAGTTTGATCTGACTTATCAACAAGTTCCCATCTGTTACTTGCTGGCGTGTTAGTTAAATTTGCATTATACTTGTAAATACCAGGATAATTTTCTAAGTCAGAAGTGTCAATCCAAATATCTCCGTTTTTAAGTGCAGTGCCGTCTGACTGCTTTTCAGGCTTAGTAGCACTTACAATAGGGCCTGCTGGGTCTGTCTGTTCAGCAGAGTCACTATTATAAAACGGTGATGTAGCTGAAAGATATCCTACCCATTGACTTCCATCATTAATCATAATATCTATTTCGTCAACAACAGAACTATACCAAAGCTGTGATTGTGTAGCTAAAGCTGTTACTGCTGAAGCACTTGCAGTATATGTAAGTATTTCCCAATTAGTAGCTTGTAATTGTAATGGACTTGTTGTTCCATCTGTACCATCTTGATAATATAAGCAAGGTGTACCACTTGTTGCACTAACATATGGAGCAAATCCTGCCGCAGTTAATGCACCATCAGTATCTATGAATTTAATTTCTCCACCTTCTGAGTGTTTAATTGCTACTTTATTTTGTGCATTCACTTCAGCACTTACACCGTACATACCTGCATTTGTAATTGCCGCTGCCATTAGTGCCGCATCTGTTGTTGCACCAGTTGCAGTAAATGTTACTTCAACTCCAGATTCAAAAGTAAGTTGATTTTTCTTTGTTGAAGAAATTGTAAATCTTTTACCACCTGCTGAGAATGTAGTAGCTGTAATTTTACCGGAAGTTACTGTTGTAGGTCCAACATTTTTTCTTCTGTATAATTTGAATGTTCCTAGTGGACTTGCATCTGCAGCAACATTAGTTTTTGCATATATTGATCCAATAGCTAAATTAGCACCTCCACCTGTTCTATCTAAATTGTAAAGTGCCGCACTATTTGAATCATACATAGGTGCTACAATTTTATTCCATGTTTTTGCGGAATCGCTCCATTCTTTTACATTTAATTTAGCACCAGCATTTGGTTCTGTTGTCTTAATCCAAACACTTCCTGTTGGGCGTGTGTATGTATCTGCTGTTTTCCATTCAGGAACACTTGTATGTTGTGCTATAGCCAATGCTGGAGGAAAATATGTACCAGCTGTAATACCTAATTCTGTAAGACCATCGGCATCACCTCCGATTAAAATATCTCCAGCTAGTGTACTATCTTGACTTGCACTTCCTGATCCATCACTATAAATTTCTAATCTTGTATCTACTACGGCTGCTGTAACACCCTGTATTAGCAAACCATTTATTGTAGACACAACATTTGTAACAGTGTCAGAGGAACCAATTGCAACTGTTGTTCCATTAATTGTAATATTACGTGGACTTGCAAAAGTTGGATTTGACTTTGAACCTTTTACAGTAGCCCAACTTTTAGTCCAAGCATCACTACCTACTAGTACCCATACACCGTCTTTATTTCTATAATAAATTCTATTAAGAGTTGATGTTGCTACTATAGCATAGTCACCAATTGCACCAACTGTGTCTTTTGGTCTTTTACCTTCAAAACCGTTTGCTACTAATGAACCATCTTCAGTTTGGGTTGAATCTGTAATTACAGTCGGAATCTTATTTGTAAATTGTTGTCCGCCTGTAGTTGTAATTGCTCCTCCATTCCATTGTTGGATACCGTACAACGAATCATCTGTATCAAACCAATATGTACCATCTTTAGGATCTGCCGCAGGTGCCGTTGCACTTGCTTTTAGTTCATTTAAATCTACATCTGCTCTAACAACAAAAGCTCTATTGCTTACACCTAGTAATGAATAAGCAGCCTGTAGTCCGTATTCATTTAATTCTGATCCGTGTATTGGATTGTTATTAGAATCAATTTGGAATACTGGATCTCCAAATGTATCTGCTAAATCACGTTGTGATGTTAACAAGAAAGGCTTTCCAGCGTTAGCTTTTAAAGTACCTTGTGCTGTACCTGTGCCTCCTGCATTTGCTTTGTTACTTGCAGAAGCAACAAAAATCATTGGGGTTGTGCCCGGCTCCGATGGGGTGTAAAAACTTTCGTCTATTACGGATACCTGAACACCTGGTGATGTTAATGCCATTTTTTCTTCTCCTAAAGGTATAAGTCTGTTATACTTATTTATCGTAATGATTTTAAATAGTGCTGTTATATGCTCGGAAAAAGGGGTGGTAAAGGTACGGTAAATACAATATGAGACCATTATGTTTGTGCGGGCAACGTCCAGCCGCGATTAATTACAGAAAACACGGAAAAACGTATTATAGGAAAAAATGTGAGTCCTGTAACAAATACGGTACAGTAGGTAAAGGTATACCTCAGTGGAAATTAAACGGTTATGAGAAAAAAGACAAATGTGAAAAATGTGGATATACAAGTAAGCATCAAGAACAATTCAATGTATTTCACATAGATGGAAATTTACAAAATACCGCACCTAATAATTTAAAAACTATTTGTGCAAACTGTCAAAGGATTATGCAGAAATTGGGTGTCCGTTGGAAGCAAGGTGATTTGATACCTGATTTTTAAGATCTGTAATTGTACTATTATTTTGTATTATACAATCAAAATCTAACTTTGCCCATTGCCATTCACTTTCATGTACATTTTCAGGGACTATGTTATCTTTTACATATGAAGTAAACCAGTCTGGATCTTTGTCCCTACAAATTCTCCATACCTCTCCATTTACTTCTTTAATCATTTGTGCTTCGTTTGGAAATCTTACATCTGGTATTACAAAATGTTGGTCAGGATTTTGAACAATCTGTTGTTTTATAATACTGACCCAAATACCATTATAAAACCCATTACGCATACAATCAGTACCAAACATTTGAAGGACCAGCCTAGGGGTAATGTGCTCATTAGTTTCTCTGCTCCAAAACTCGTCTCTTTGTTCTCTCCAGGATCTACTTTCATCTGTTGTTCCTTCCAACATTTGCCTATCCCAACTAAAAACTGTAGCTACACCATCTTTGAGTTTATCTGCAAAACTAATTTTTTTAAAATTATAATTGTGTACTAGAATATCTGCAACTGTGTCTTTGCCGGTACCAATTAATCCGCACATTCCTACTATCATACAACATCCTCTTTGTTCTACTATTATAGTAAACTTTTTGGGATTTGTCAAGTATTTTTTAGCCTATAGTAAAACTATATCCCATTCCGCCAGGTACTTGTGTTGCTACTTCTGATTCTAATTTTTCCATTTCAGCTTGGGCTTCGCCTTTTAGTGTATCACCATTAAGCTGACCGCCTCCTTGTGGTCCGGCGATGGTTGCAAATTTGCTACGTGCTTCACCTAGCATGTATTTACATACTGCTAAAGTGTAGTCCTTTATCCACTGTTTGGCTAAGTAATCTTCTAGTAGTTGTGAGTCTGGACGATAATTATAACATTCCATAAGAATAGTTTCATCGGCACCTCTTGGACGTTGTAGCAGTGTTAATTTATGTGTTGTAGGATTCCACTTGAATTCAATAAAACTACCAAACATTCTACCAACTAGTTCTTGACGTTGTGAAAACATATCATATGTAGCTAATCCGCCCATATTTTGTGTGCTTAGTAGATACGCATTTGTGTATGCAAGGTTGAAAGGTTCGAATAATGATCCGCCATCGCCTTGTCCAGTTCTAGATCCTATACTTCTTCTATATACTTGTCTTACTTCTACAACTTCATTTGGTAATATGTAATCATTTTGATCTACTATTAGTTCAAGAAATACATAGCTTTCTTCTACAGAATTATCAGAACGTTGTCTAAATCTTGATAACGCTTTTCCTAATGCAGTTTCATAATGCACTGGATCTAATTCAACATCTACCATGCCGCCGCCTAATAGTGCAAATACGTAGTCAAATACTTCTTGTTTTTGTGTTTGTAAACTGGCCATAAATGTTTCTCCAATAGTATTTATCGTAACGATAAATATGTGTATGCCAAGAATATCATTATATAGACCAGAAAAAACATTAGATTACGAATTCATCGATAAACAGATCCTTGAAATGTTCACTGTAGGTGGCACAGATATAAATGTTCATAAGTTTTTAGGTCCAAAAAATACTAGCGAAGTAAATGCTACAGCAGATCAACCGCACTATGATGCAGTCAAAGAAACTAATATACAGGACATGCTATTTTTAGAGAATAGAGATAGAAAATATGATCCTGATATTTACAATATGCGAGCAATATACAATGTGCAAGATATAGATTTTGATTTAAGTCAGTTTGGATTATTTTTAACAAACGATACTTTGTTTATGACTGTTCATATAAACAGTAGCGTAAAAACTATAGGTAGAAAATTAATGCCAGGTGACGTAATTGAATTACCGCACCTTAAAGACGAATACGCTTTAAATGATTATACTGTAGCTCTTAAAAGATTTTATGTAATTGAAGATGTAAATAGAGCCGCAGAAGGCTTTTCTATGACATGGTATCCGCATCTATATAGACTTAAATTAAAGCAAATATATGATGGACAAGAATTTAAAGAAATACTTGATTTACCTGCAGATGCAGATAATCAAGGAACTGATACATTAAGAGATTTACTTTCTACTTACGAAAAAGAAATGCAAATTAACAACGCAGTGGTTGATCAAGCAGAAGCAGACGCGGCAAAAAGTGGTTATGATATATCTCATTACTACACGTTGGCAGCTAATGACGATGGCAGTGTTGCACTTAAGACTGCTGATTCGGGAGAGATAGAAGCAAGTGGTGCAACGTCTGTAGATAGGCAGACAGATAATCCTGACAGATCAGGATATCAAGGATACTTACTAGGTACAAGCGACTCTCCGAACGGTGCTCCATATGGTATGGGTATAAGTTTTCCAACAAATAATCAAGAAGGCGATTATTTTTTAAGGACAGACTTTTTACCAAAAAGATTATTTAAATATAATGGGAATAGATGGGTGAAAGTACAAGATGATGTAAGAGTAACACTTACAAATACAGATGCAAGAAATACACAAAAAACAGGATTTATTAACAATCCGCGAGAAAGTAAAATTGGCGGCGATAATGTTAAAGAACGTCAATCACTATCAAAAGCACTTAGACCTAAGGCAGACAACTAATGCAACATTTTTATGATGGACAAATAAGACGCTATATCACACAAATGATTCGTCTTATGAGCAATTTTAGTTACAAGGATGGTAGCGGAAAACTAACACAAATTCCTGTGATGTATGGTGATCTAACACGGCAAGTATCAAGCATTATACGTGATAATTCTGAAAATAAAATCCCAAGTGCGCCTCGTATAGCTGTATATGTTACAGGACTTGAAATGGACAGAACACGTACTGCTGATAGTAGTTATATAAACAAAGTTAACATAAGAGAACGTGCTTATGATAATGATGGAAAAGAATATTTAAATTTTCAAGGTAAAAATTTTACAGTTGAAAGATTAATGCCAACTCCCTATACTCTCACTTGTAATGTAGATATATGGAGTACAAACACAGATCAGAAATTACAAATAATGGAGCAAATCTTAGTTCTATTTAATCCAAGTTTAGAAATACAAACCACAGATAATTACATTGATTGGACAAGTTTAAGTGTTGTACACTTAGAAAGTATGACATTTAGTTCACGTTCTATACCTGTAGGTGTTGATTCCGAAATAGATGTAGCTAATATGACATTTAGTACACCAATATATATTTCACCACCTGTAAAAGTAAAACGCTTAGGCGTGGTAGCAAGTATAATCACAAGTATATTTGATGAATCAAAAGGTGACATCGAATTAGGACTAAGTGGTCCTAATCTAAATAGATTTGATGATAGTATTAAAGTTGGCACAGTATCTGAAGGTAATGATATAGATCGAGATATTAACACAGATGTTGAAGATAATGTAGTTACAACGACACATAGAAATTATGGTGCATTTGTTGATGGGAATATTGTACAATTAGTACATAGAGGTACAGTGGGCGGACAACTTTGGGACGATTTAATAGAAGCACATCCTGGACAATATCAAGCAGATATAAGCAGAATACATTTTACTAAGTTAGATACAGATTCTACAATCACAGGAACCTTTGGAATAAACGAATTAAATCCAAGACAAGTAATTGTAAATTGGGATACTGATAGTTTTCCAAGCAATTCTGTGATAAATGGACCTGCTAGAGATACAAACAGTTTTACATCAATCGATTATATAATCGACCCTACATCTTTTAATCCTACAGATATAAAAGTAAGCGGTGCAAGAATATTATTACTAGCAGACATAGGCAGTATAAAAAACACAGATGGTCCAGATGCTTGGAAAGCAACTAATGGTGATGATCTTGTAGCAAGTGCAAATGACATAATCGAATGGACTGGGTCCAAATGGCAAGTTGTTTTTAATGCTTCCGAAACCAGTTCAGTCACTTATATTACAAACTTGACAACAAATATCCAATATAGATGGGATGGCACAGATTGGCTTAAAAGTGTTGATGGATTGTATCCAAGAGGTACATGGAGACTTGCACTAGAAGGCTAATTATTTGTATGAAGGAAATAGTTTGCAGTGGTGCAATAATTTATACACTAGACACCCAAAGATTTTTATTTTTACACAGAACAAACGGTAAAACAAACCGCACTTGGGGGCTTGTAGGTGGTACTAATGAAGGTACAGAAACACCTTGGGAAGGGTTGACACGTGAAATTAGTGAAGAAATAGGTGATATTGAAATTAAAAAAACAATACCTTTAGAAACATTTGTTAGTAATGACCAAAAATTTAAATTTCACACCTATCTCTGTGTTATAGGTAAAGAATTTATACCCAAATTAAATAAAGAACATAACGGATACGCTTGGTGTGCTTTTAATTGTTGGCCAAAACCTTTACACAATGGTTTAAAAAATACATTGACTAATAAAGTTAATCTAAGCAAACTAGAAACAGTTTTTAAAGTTGTAGATTTAATGGAGTTGTAATGAGTGATACGATGGTTGAAACAGCTTACGGTATGGACTTGTTATGGGCAAGCCATAAAGATTATTCTTGTAAAATATTAGTTTTTAATAAAGCAAATAATCGCACAAGTATGTATTTTCACAAAAATAAAGATAAAACATGGTTTTGTAATGCTGGTAAATTTAAACTAAGATATATTGACATTAAAGACGGTCGTATGTATGAAGCTGAACTAGAAGAAGGTAAAGTATTTAATGTGCCTCCTTTAATGCCTGCACAATTAGAAGCACTACAAGACAATTCAAGTATGACCGAAGCAAGTAATGGATATGATGAGTATGATATATACCATGTCATACCAGCAGAGAAATGGGACGAAGATGGAAAACTTTAGTTTATCAAAAGAATCTAAATTTATAAAAGAATGGGAAAGTTTTACTTTTGGTTTAAAAAAAGTTGAGAACGAAGAATATGCCTATCAAATCAATGTCTTAATGGATGAATTAAAAAGTCTGGTTAATAAAATAGACATAGGTCACGACGCAGATTACAATGGTTACATAAATCCCCATGGATTAGTTGAAACACGTCACAAAATACAAGAAGTGCGGCATCAATTATATCAAAAATTTCAAGAAATGGGAGTTACAGTGCGTTAAACGCTTTCACTGTGATTGTTCCTACCATAGAAGTGTGCGCCGTACACTGATATCGCCAGTTTCCACTTATGCCAAAAGGTACGTGCCAATATAAAGTACCAGACGTTTTATCTTGTGCATTAGAACCTGTAGACTTAACACCACTTGGGGTATAATGCACCAATCCAGTGTCATATTGTGAACCAGTATTATCTTGAATTTGGAACGGATGACTACCCATTGTAGCACTATTTAAATTAAAAGCAATAGTAGTTCCTGAAATTGCATAAATTGTAGGATTTAATGTAGTATAATGGCTTAGAAATCTATAGCCGTTCAATCCATCTGCACTTGTATCTAGTCTTGCAATAGCTTGCTCAGCTATTAAGTCTATCTTTAATCCAGCTGTGATTACGTCTTGTAAATCGTCAAAATCAGTTGCGCCTCCAGTTGCACTACTGTTTATAGTAATCTGTTTTGCACCAGTATCTACTCCGAAAGTAACATTTGACCCGGGAGTAAGTATTAATGTGTCTGTAGCACTTGCGGCAACTATGTTGTTACCATCTGCGGCAACAGTTGCAAAACTGTTTGAGGCGGCACCTCCACCACTTGCGGCTATTGTTACAACGCCGTTCGAAACTTGTACGCTTGCACCGCCCGAACCTTGGAATTGTATAGTACTTCCTACAGGGACACTACTACCTGTGCTGTCGTCACCAACAAAAATAATTTCATCACTACGATCTGTAATCTGATCGCTTGTTATACTGAAAGCAGTTTGATGTTGTAGCACACTGCTTTGTGTAATATATTGATTTGGAACATTGGCCCATACAACAGCTGATGTTAGGTCATTAGTTTCGGCTGCAAGTGCACCTATACCAGCGGCAGTTGGTGGTGTGTATCTAAATACACCAGTTGTATTATCATAACTTATTGCTCCGTTTCCAGTAGCAACAAGCTCATTACCTATACTAAAACTTGAAAGTGTAGCCACTGTTGGTGTATTTGTAAAATTACCATAATCTAAATAATATGTACCATCGAATCCGTCTAAAGTATCAGCATCTGTGCCTGCACCACCTGTGGTTGCATCTGTGCCTGGTGCCCACTTCGCACCATCCCATTTTAAAACTTGTCCTGAAGTAGGTGGAGTCGTTGTCGTATCTACATCACTTAAAAAATCTACGCTAAATGTACTTAAATTAATTGTTACATTTGAAGTATCAGTTGCAATAGCTGTTGCAATATTAGTACCACCTAATACACTGAGTGTAGATTCACCTGATGCAATTACCTGTCCATCATCACTTACGATAGTTTTAAATGTATCGCCACTGCCTGAACCGCCTGTCTGATCAACAAAAGTAAAATTACCAGCACCGTCAGTTCTCAATACTTGATCAACATTTCCATCAGTTATCCCAAGATTAAGGATTGTGCTAGGTATAGTTGGAGCACCAGTCAAACTAGCATACGTTCCGTCAAATAACAAAGAACCGGTATCAGTAAGATCGCTTACATCAGCAGGTATAGTTGGTTTATCTGTTAAGTCATTGTAAGAGCCTGTGCCAGGATATGAAATAGAAATACTATTGCCCATGTTAGCATGGTATTGACAGTAATAATGTAAGGTTGTTGGTGTTGTTGCTGTGATCGAAATTTGTACTTTTCTACTTGTACTTGAAGTAAATTTTTGTACATATTTTTCTCTAGTTACAGGCAAATCTTCAAGTAGATAAATTACACCTGTTTCATAAGGTACGCCTGCTGTTGGTGTAGCATGTATTCCGTTAGCAGTAGTGCTAAAAAGTAAAGGATGTGCATTTATTACTGTGCCTACGGCATTAGGGTAATAAACATTAGTTTGATCAGTCTGATCAAAAACGTATGTGTAACCTACTGTAAAATTTGGTGTTGGGTGATAATTTCCGTTAAGGACATATCTATTTGCTACATCATTGTCATTCAGAATTGTAACTGCATATGTAATTGTTGCAACTTCTTGATTTGCAATATTTCTACGTACATTGTTTTCTGTAACAACTTCAAATCCACCTTTGTCATTACCACTGTATAGCCGTAACGCATTAGTGTCTTTACTATAGTAAATTTCTCCACTTGAACCAACATTTCTATCTAAGAAATCGTCTTTTCGTGGAATTATTCGTATGCGGTTTACAACTGGATCATTTTGTGCCATTTATATCTTCCTAATATAACATATTTATGCCATATCAATATAGTCAAGGGGTGATATAAATCTATAATCTCCCATTGCAATTTGCAAATTCTTATTATTACTTTGGGTAAAATATTGGTATTGTTGTTTGATATTGTTAGGAATAGGAATCTCTATTATTTTTGCATCTGTTTTTTTTGCAATCTTAGTTGCAATATCGTAAAAACTTGTAGCAGATCCTGTGCCGATATTCCAAATACCAGATTGCTTAATATCAAAAAATCTTTTATGTATTTCTACAACATCAGCAACACAAATAAAATCCCTTTTTATTTCTTTACTTCCTTCAAATACCAAGATCTCATTATTTTCCTCAACTTGTTCTTTAAATTTGTGAAACACACTTCTTTGCTTGCCTTTATGCGTTTCTCCAGGACCGTATACATTAAAGTAACGGAACCCTTGCACATGAATATTGTGTCTTTGTTGATGCACCCAACGGTCGAAAAGGTATTTTGACCAAGCATATGGACTTTGTGGTTGTAACTTTCCGTTTTCAGTAAAATGATCTGTATTGCCGTACACACTAGCTGAACTTGCATACTGTAAATTAACACCTGTATGATTACATTCATTGTACAACCATTTAGAAAATTCATAATTTTGTAAAATGACCTTGTCAACATCAGTTTCTTCGGTACTGCTAATAGCACCTAAATGCACTACCCAGTCAAAGTCTTTAACGTCTGGTAGTTTTTCAGCATTCCACTCCCATCCTGCAATATCATGTTTATCTAAAACAGAATTAACAAAATTCTGGCCTATAAATCCTTCATGTCCTGTAACTAAAATTTTCATAATTGTTGGCTATCACCTTTCTCTACTCTATAATTGTCTTCTTCACTATCAGGAGTACTAACTTCTATGATAGATCCAGCTTCAAGACATAAAACCTGGTGTGGAACCATGGGCGGATTGTGCCATGTAGACCCTTTTTCGAGAGCATGTGCAACAATATCAGCATTTTTTGTATCTATTATTTTAACAACAAATTTGCCTGACAACACGTGCCATGTTTCATCTTTAACTTTATGCATATGCATGCTAAACTTGGCTCCTTGCTCAAAATTAAGTAATTTTCCGCAATAAAGATCGTTTGTTGCAAATATTGTTTCGCTTCCCCACCCCTTTTTTACTTCACCTGTTTGTCTAGTCATGTATTTTCTCCACAATTTTGGTTGTGCTGTAGTTATTAATTCGTGGAAATATATCAACTTCGGCAATATCAGCACCTACTACATCTTTTGGTTGATAGTCTCCACCTTTTACAATTAGATTTGGTTTAATTTCTTGAATCAAGGTGTAAGGAGTATCTTCGGTAAACACTTTTACTTCATCTACCCATGGCAATTCTTCAAGTTGTTCTATGCGAGAAGCAATATCATTGATAGGACGATCGTCACCTTTTATTCTTTGCACACTTTCATCACTATTAATTCCTACAACCAACTTAGTACCCTTACTTTTTGCATATTTTAACAATTTTAGGTGACCTGCATGTAGTACATCAAATACACCGTTAGTAAATATCACTTCTCGTTGTATATCTTCTTTCGATACAACATGTACACCCCTATGTTCGACTGCTCTAGCGGCAGCATAACATGCTTTTTCACAAGCATCAAATACATCATGTCCTTCGTCAATGAGATAAGCTAAAACTGCTAACACAGTATCACCTGCACCGGTAACATCAGCAACTTCTTGTGCCGGTTCTTGAAAATGCTTATATTGTCCTTGGTTATTGAACACATGCATTCCGTTTGCACCTGCTGTTACTACAAGCCAAGTCCAATTATAATCTTTTACTGCTTTTTGTGCTTTTTCTTTACTAAATTTGCCAAACCAATGCTTAAATTCACGTAAATTTGGCTTAACTAGGAAGGCACTTCTATATAATTCAACATCTTGCTTGGGATCTACTAAAATTTTACAATTTCTCTTCAATAATTTTTGAATTGTGCCTTCTCTAACCGTTCCTTTAGCATAATCACTAATACAAACAATATCCTTTTCTTGCAATTCCCCCAATAGTCTATGAAATGCATCTACACCAGTGTATTTTTCTTCTCGATCCCATCTACAAATGTGTTGACCGCCTTGACCTACAAGTCTATTCTTTGTGGTAGTCAATTTACTATCCATACTGGCTCTAAAATTTATCTTTTTGAAGTTTGAAAAGCATTCTATTATTTGATAACCTTCTTTGTCAGATGCTATGCTACCGTATACACCTATTTGTCCGTTAAGATTAGCAATGTTTACTGCAAGATTACCAGCTCCACCAGGACAAAATTGTTGTTCAACTTCTTTTAACACAGGCACAGGAGCTTCTGGACTTATACGTCTTGCTTTGCCGACAATCCACCTGTCTAGCATAATGTCACCATATACTTTTATCATACTTTACTATAACACCATTAGCCTTTTTATGCAAGTTATTTAATTGACTAATGTAAATATCAGTATGAGTTTTGAAGATAACGTGATAGAGGTTCCATTCCTCACTGCCGAAGAATGTGAGGAAATTAGTACTTGGGCTTTTGACTTTGAGCAAGAACTGATAGACAAAGGGTACGGAGACAATAAACCGGCACTAGAATACTTCGATAATGTCACAACAAGCAATTATCAAAATTATAACTTCTTTCATTATTTTCCTAATCTTGCAGATAGACTTGTTGATTGCTTCTGTAACGTAAATGAACACTTAGATTGGCCTATAATTTGCCAAGCATGGGTAAACATTTACAGGAAAGGCCAAGGAATCAACTGGCATAATCATCAAGGACGTATGGGTAAAAGTTTTAGTTGTAATATTTTTGTATCAGGAGATACAAAACCAGGTGTTACATACAAACCATTTAATAGTAAAGGAATAGTACGTGAAAATAAAGTGGGATACATGCATATTTTTCCCTGCGAATTATTTCATTACGTTGCACCACTAGAAACCGACACTCCTCGTGTAACATTAGGTCTTACTGTGCATAGTAATTCAGATATAAATACTAACTTGCTTAATCAACTTGCATTTAATAGCCAAATGAATCAAGATACTATTATTCTTACTAAGGAACATCATGCCTAAGCCCCTTATCCCTAAAGTTCGTTGTAGTCACATATTGTTAAGTTATGATGAAGCTATTGAGTCTACTCATAGTAGACAGTTATATTATGCTATCCATGATGCAAAAATGATTATAGGTGAACTATTGAGAGGCGGCTTATCTTGGGGTACTGCTGTAAAAGAACATAGTGCATGTCCTCACAGCTGGTATAGAGATGGTGATTTAGGTTGGTTTGATGTTACCGATGGTGTGGTGCCAGAATTATATTATAGTGTTATGGCCGCACCAAAAGATCAGCTCTTAGAAGAACCTATACAAACTCCATATGGTGTGCATATTTTGGTTAGAACCGGTTAATCTTCTATTTCGCCGTCTACTGTAAATGTGGTAAGTTTTCCAACTTTTGTGGCATCTTTATTACGGTTACTCATAATGCCATTAGGTGTTCCGGGATCTTCTGCTAGTTGATCTTTTCTTTCGATCTCGTCATCATCTTGACCAACTTCATGTGTAATTTCTACTATTTCACAATTTTTTGTTGGATGATTTTCGTTTATCCATTGTTGGGCTCTTTCTTGAGTTTTAAACTTTCTAATTTCTTCGTATCCATCACCATCTGGATCCCATGAGTGCCAGACTTTTACATTAGAATGCTGTGGGTGCGGCTTTTTGACTGCAAATGGCATTTTTATCTCCTATAAATTCTCTGCAAAATCTTGCAATGAGTCAAAGACGTATGAACGTCGTTTAATGCTTTTATATGTATATTTATTCAAATCACGTTCTGTTTGCTCTCCATATCCGGTCCTAACTAGTACAGGACGAGCTCCTACTTTCATAGCGGCTTTTAAATCTGTCATTTTATCTCCTACGTAAAATCCGTGACTCCATCTTAATTCTTTTATTTCTTTCTGTGATGTTTTAAACATACCTGCATTAGGTTTAGCGTACGGATCATTTTTTTCACTTGATTCACTAAAATATATTCCGTCTATATCTGGACATCCTGCTTTACCTAACAGATCTAACATATAATTATGCACAGATTCTACATCATCTATTGTCATTTGCCCTTTAGCAATGCCGCCTTGATTTGTAATTATAACTATTCCATATCCTTGATAGCGTAAGTTTGCAATTGATTCCAAGCTACCAGGAATAGGTTCAAACTCTTTAGGATGTGTACAATATCGACCAAGGTCAGTGTTAATTACGCCGTCTCTATCCAACCCAATAAAAGTCTTACTCGTCATACGTGTACCATCCGGTGATGATGTACTTTAATCCTTTGTAAATAGGGTTACCTCTATGTGGATGAGTAAATGATGTTGGAAAAATAACCAATTTACCCTGTTCAGGGGCCAGGCGTTTGCCTTGGTAGAGAAATTCTGTCTCTCCGCCTTCTTCAACATCATTTAGATATAGCATATAGTTCACAACTCTACATGAACTACTTTTACACGCTGCCTCAGCATGCCAAGCATGATATCCTTGATGTGGGCTTGTGCGTTGTACATTCATTCCTTTAGCACTATGTTGTTTGCTATGTTGTAATATACTATACTTTTGCATATATTCGCTTGTGTATATATTTTTAAGTTGTTCATAAAAGTAATCACAAATTTTAAAATCGTAATGATACACACCTTGCGTATATGCCCAATCAAACACTATACGATCATCAGTTACAAAACCATGACCTTGTCTGTTAGAATTTATAACACGATTGTCATCAAGTGTCTCAAAATGTCTAATAACTTCATCACAAAATTCTTTGTCAAAAGCATTATGATATTCTTCTATTCCACTGAATTCTTCATAATTTTTTTCTACCATGCTTTCTCCTTTACATATGGTATATATCTTTTTGCAATAGCATCATGCACATCTGTTGAATAATGTTCTCCGTCTACTGTATCTATTTTTATATATTTTTTTAAATAATTTTCAGCATCTATTGGTGCAATTTTTGTTTTGTCAAGCACAGCATAATAATCCTTTGTTTGTTTAGGTATGAAACATCTGGGGTTTATATTCCAAATATACATATTTGCATTATTTTTTGTGCATAACATGTCACACATTGTCATATAAGTAAAATAATCTTCTTGTTCTAAATGAGTGTTGCTATAATGCCACATTTGCATGTATATGTGTGAAGTCCTTCTAATATCCGGCTCTGTTTCCCAAACCTTTGTATCTTTCATATACGGGAAATCATCATAATCACTAGACCAGGGTTTGAGATAAGTTTCTAAGTATTTATTATTAGGTGAAAGTGCAATACTAAATCTATCAATATTTTTACTAGAAAAATTTTTGTCTATAAAAAATTCGTTAGAAAATATACTTTGTGCATCTAAATCAGGGTTTATTGCTATAGGAAATCTCCCCCAATACGTGCTCTGTATAAAAACTTCGTCTATATCATTATATTTTTCAAATGCATAAGATAAAAATCTTGGATATGCCCTGTTTCCTACGCCTGCACTTGCAGTAATTACAATTTTTTTATCATTTATTTGACTGTAAATTTCCGCATAATTGTTATCTCTCCAAATATTAGATTGATCTTTAGGAGCATCTTCTCTATATCCCATTGTATGGCTACAACCAACAAAAAGTGTCCTACCCATGTTTTGCCTCAAAATCAAACACCATAACTTTACGTTCATCTATTGTAGGATACACACCATGCCATATACGTGCATCCATTACTAGTAACAATCCTTTTTTTGGTTGCCACCAATTGACATGTGTTACACCATGTTCATCTTGTAATACCGCATAAAATGCACCTTCATCGTTTGGTTGGTCTTGTATATCGTCAAAGTATAAAACGGCTGTACAACCTGTGCGTCCTTTTGTATGATTATGCATGCCCTTCCATCCACCAGGATAGTATCTAATACTCCAAGTTTGAATGTGATTATATATACTACAACCAACATCGCCTTCATTTAATATTGAATTTGTGTTATCTATTATAAAATTAGCAACATCTTTAGTTTCTTCTAAAGTATGCGGTATTTGATAACCGCCTACAGTCGTACTTTTACCCGGTTCAACTAAATTAGGGTGATTACTTTCAAACAAACATTCGTAATCTTGCCACATAGGTACATATGTTTCAATTAACCATTGTCCGTTGTTTCCAATATATAAAGTATTATTCATCATCTTTTTTGTTTGCTTCAGTAATTACAAAATTTGCGGCTATAGTTGCTCTTCTTTTATCTGTTTTATTAGGTAATACATAATGAGATATAAAACTTGGAAAGATAACCAAAGTTCCTTTTGCTAAAGGAGGAGTAATATGTTGATAATTCCAGTCATTAAATATGCGATCCATACCTGTAGCTCTAATCATTTGAAAATTAGGACATTCAAATACAAGTGTACCTCCAGGATCTTTTTCTTCTTCTGGAAAGTCTAAAAAATAAATTACACTAAAACCGCGACCAGGAAATGCATGATCATGCGGCTCTTGATAGTCTCCTTTTTCATACTTGTTAAACCACATTTCGTCACAAAATACACTATAAGGCACTTTTGGGTCTAAACTTTCTAAAAAAGAATTCATGTGTGGACGTACTGATTCAAAAAATATACTCCAAGGCAAGTCTTTATTGTTTTCGCTTCGAATACTACTTTTAGTTTTAGCCATAGTCCACATACTGTCAGTAATATAACTATCGTCTTTAAGATAAGGCTCCCATTCTGACAATATCTCGTCAGCTTCAGTCATTTTTCCTATATAAAAATATGTATCCCATAAATCAACACGCATTATTCCCAAGCCTCAGGTTGTGTGTTAAAGAAGAATACTTGTGTAAGTCTGCCATTTTCTGGACTGTTTCCAAATCCTGCTAATAAACTTGCATGATCCATATTTCCATCATAAAGTACAAGCCTGTTGTAAACATTACCTATTACATTTACTAGATCATGCTCACCATTTTTTTGTAGATAAAGACCTGTACCAGCTTCTGAAGGAGCATCAGGATTAAGATACAACACTCCTGCCCAATCAACTCCGTCTTTGTGTATCCAAGTATCAGCACCTTCATAACACAATTGAAAACAAAAACTATCCATAGTAAATTCTGTTATATTCACACCTAATATTTCTTGAAATCTATGATGTATAAACATTTGATAGTCATCATCGCAGGCTAGACTCCTGACTCCAGGAAAGTCTCCTGTAGTAGGATATTCTAAATTAATTGCTTGCTCTCTTACTAAATCTGGTTTAGGTAAAAAGTTATCTATTACAACTGATGTTTTTTTCATTATCCAAAATCCATATAAATATTTCCACTTATTGTTGTGCCTGTGTTACCCGGCATCACAAAGTGTTCTATAAAACTAGGA